CGGAAGACCCAGTTGGACCAGTTGCACCGGATGTTCCTGAAGTACCGGAAGACCCAGTTGGACCAGTTGCACCGGATGTTCCTGAAGTACCGGAAGACCCAGTTGGACCAGTTGCACCGGATGTTCCTGAAGTACCGGAAGACCCAGTTGGACCAGTTGCACCGGATGTTCCGCTTGAACCTGATGTACCGCTAGAACCACTACTTCCCGATGTTCCTGAACTTCCACTAGAACCACTAGTTCCTGAAGAGCCAGAACTTCCGCTTGTTCCGCTTGAACCTGATGTTCCTGAAGAACCTGAAGTTCCTGAAGAACCTGAACTACCACTAGTTCCCGATGAACCAGAAGAACCGCTTGAACCTGATGAACCGCTTGAACCTGATGTTCCTGAAGAACCTGAAGTTCCACTTGAACCTGAGCTTCCACTAGTTCCACTTGAACCTGAGCTTCCGCTAGTTCCACTTGAACCTGAGCTTCCGCTAGTTCCACTTGAACCTGAAGAACCGCGTGTACCCGAACTACCCGAAGTGCCACTTGAACCTGATGTTCCTGAAGAACCACTAGTTCCGCTTGAACCTGAGCTACCTGAAGTACCGCTTGAACCAGATGTTCCTGAAGAACCATTTGTTCCACTTGAACCTGAAGTTCCTGATGAACCACTTGAACCTGATGTTCCTGAAGAACCACTTGAACCTGATGTTCCTGATGAACCACTTGAACCTGAAGTTCCTGAACTTCCAGAAGATCCGGATGTGCCTGAGCTACCTGAAGTTCCTGAACTTCCAGAAGATCCGGATGTGCCTGAGCTACCTGAAGTTCCGGAAGTACCTGAGCTGCCGCTTGTTCCAGACGATCCGTCTGTTCCGTTGACTCCACTTATCCCGCTTGATCCTGAGGTACCAGTTGAACCTGACGTTCCTGAACTTCCTGAAGAACCAGAAGTACCTGAGCTACCACTTGATCCTGATGATCCACTTGTACCAGCAGATCCTGATGATCCACTTGATCCTGAGCTACCGCTTGATCCTGAAGTGCCTGATGAACCGCTTGTTCCGGAAGAACCACTTGAACCTGAGCTACCTGAAGTACCAGAACTTCCACTAGTTCCCGATGAACCACTCGTTCCACTTGAACCTGATGAACCCGATGTTCCTGATGTTCCGCTTGAACCCGAAGTACCAGAAGAACCTGATGTTCCACTACTTCCTGAACTACCCGAAGTACCACTTGAACCTGATGAACCGCTAGTTCCCGATGAACCAGATGAACCACTTGTTCCACTAGTTCCTGAAGAACCACTTGAACCACTTGTTCCCGATGAACCATTAGAACCTGAAGTTCCGCTTGAGCCCGATGAACCGCTGGTTCCTGAAGAGCCAGATGAACCACTAGTCCCTGAAGAACCACTTGAACCTGATGAACCACTTGAACCTGAAGTTCCTGAACTACCGCTAGTTCCCGATGAACCGTTAGTTCCACTTGAGCCAGATGAACCGCTAGTTCCACTTGAGCCGCTAGTTCCTGATGAACCTGATGTACCATTTGATCCGCTTGAACCTGATGTTCCAGAAGAACCTGAGCTTCCACTAGTTCCAGAAGAACCTGATGTACCATTTGATCCGCTTGAACCTGATGTTCCAGAAGAACCCGAAGACCCGCTTGAACCTGATGTTCCGGAAGAACCGGAAGTTCCACTTGAGCCAGAAGATCCACTAGTTCCTGAAGAACCACTTGAACCTGAAGTTCCTGAAGAACCTGATGTTCCAGAAGAACCTGACGAACCCGAGCTTCCGCTAGTTCCTGACGAACCAGAAGTTCCCGAAGAGCCGGCCGTACCTGAGCTACCAGAGGTGCCACTTGATCCAGAAGATCCGCTTGACCCTGAAGATCCAGATGTTCCTGAAGAACCTGAAGTTCCAGAAGAACCTGATGTACCTGAGCTACCGGAGGTGCCACTTGTTCCGCTTGATCCAGAAGAGCCAGATGTTCCGTTTGAACCAGAAGATCCGCTTGTTCCTGACGAACCAGAAGAACCAGATGTTCCCGAGCTACCTGAAGTTCCAGAAGAACCTGAAGTACCTGAAGAGCCTGAGCTACCCGATGTTCCAGAAGATCCAGAAGTTCCACTAGAACCTGAACTTCCACTAGAACCACTAGTTCCTGAAGAGCCAGAACTTCCGCTTGAACCTGAAGTTCCTGAGCTACCAGAAGAACCTGATGTACCGCTTGAACCACTTGAGCCTGAAGTTCCATTTGAACCACTTGAGCCTGAAGTGCCTGAAGAACCTGAAGTGCCTGAGCTACCCGATGTTCCAGAAGAACCACTAGAGCCTGATGTTCCAGAAGAACCACTTGAGCCAGAAGAACCAGAAGTTCCTGAAGATCCGCTTGTTCCTGACGAACCGTTAGAACCCGAAGTACCGCTTGAACCAGATGTTCCTGATGAACCGCTAGTTCCACTTGAGCCAGATGAACCGCTAGTTCCACTTGAGCCGCTAGTTCCTGATGAACCTGAAGTACCGCTTGATCCACTTGTACCAGATGTACCAGCTGAACCTGAGCTACCACTTGATCCTGATGTACCAGCAGAGCCTGAACTACCAGATGTACCACTAGTTCCTGATGAACCTGAACTACCCGAAGTACCAGCAGATCCTGATGATCCAGAAGTACCAGCAGAGCCACTACTACCCGAAGAGCCGGATGAACCACTTGTTCCAGCAGAGCCGGATGAGCCACTTGAACCGGATGTACCAGCAGATCCTGATGATCCACTTGATCCTGAACTACCGCTTGTTCCAGCAGATCCAGATGAACCACTTGTTCCAGAAGAGCCTGATGATCCACTACTTCCTGAACTACCTGAAGTACCAGCAGATCCTGAAGATCCACTCGATCCGGATGAACCACTTGTTCCAGCAGATCCTGATGTTCCGGATGATCCTGATGAACCGGAAGACCCTGATGAACCTGAACTACCACTAGTACCTGAACTTCCGTCCGTACCTGAAGTTCCACTTGACCCCGAAGTTCCTGAAGAACCATCAGTACCACTTGTACCTGAACTACCATTAGTTCCACTTGTACCTGAACTACCATCCGTACCTGATGAACCACTTGTTCCACTAGAACCTGAACTTCCACTAGAACCACTAGTTCCTGAAGAGCCAGAACTTCCGCTTGTTCCACTTGAACCTGAACTACCTGATGTACCAGAAGATCCAGCAGATCCTGAGCTACCTGATGTGCCTGATGTACCGCTTGAGCCAGATGTTCCTGAACTTCCAGAAGATCCGGATGTGCCTGAGCTACCTGAAGTTCCGGAAGTACCTGATGTTCCGGAAGTACCGCTTGAACCTGATGTTCCTGACGTACCACTACTACCACTTGTTCCACTAGACCCTGATGTTCCGCTTGAACCTGAGCTTCCGCTAGTTCCGCTTGAGCCAGATGTTCCTGAACTTCCTGATGAACCTGATGTTCCGCTTGACCCTGAAGTACCGCTACTTCCAGAAGAACCGTGACATAAGCCATTATTAATAATCGAGTAATTAGTACTGCCTGATACACCGATTGAACCACCTATTGCACAAACCGTTGCAGATTCACCAGGATTTAACGTTATTGAGGTACCTTGATTATACGAACAGTCAGTATAATCTACACTAATAGGGGGATCAATATTTCCAAATATTGATCCGGTATTGGTTATAGTGTAACTGATGCAGGAATCTCCGCTAGTTCCGCTTGAACCTGAAGTTCCTGAGGATCCAGATGAACCTGCTGATCCTGATGATCCACTAGTTCCTGAAGATCCAGAAGATCCTGATGTTCCCGATGTACCACTAGAACCACTTGATCCCGATGTACCACTAGAACCACTTGATCCCGATGTACCGGATGTTCCACTTGAGCCAGAAGATCCTGAAGTACCACTTGATCCTGATGTTCCTGAGCTTCCGCTAGTACCAGATGAACCACTAGAACCACTTGATCCTGATGAACCGCTTGTTCCAGCAGATCCTGATGTACCTGAACTTCCACTTGAACCTGATGTACCTGAAGAACCACTTGTTCCAGAACTACCGGATGTACCAGCAGACCCAGAAGATCCTGAAGATCCACTTGAACCCGAACTACCTGATGTACCAGAAGAACCTGAACTTCCACTTGAACCTGATGTTCCATTAGTTCCTGAAGTTCCTGACGAACCATTAATACCACTAGTCCCTGAACTACCACTAGTCCCTGAACTACCATCCGTACCGCTAGTTCCTGATGAACCGGAAGACCCTGAAGTTCCATTACTTCCTGAAGAACCTGAGCTACCGCTAGTTCCGCTTGAACCTGAAGAACCGCTAGTTCCTGATGAACCACTTGAACCTGATGTTCCTGAACTTCCAGAAGATCCGGATGTGCCTGAGCTACCTGAAGTTCCGGAAGTACCTGAACTACCATTTGTTCCCGATGAACCACTTGTACCATTTGTACCTGATGTACCCGAAGAACCACTTGAACCTGAAGTTCCACTACTGCCTGAAGTTCCTGACGAACCATCTGTTCCGCTTGAACCTGATGTTCCTGAAGTTCCGCTACTTCCATCAGTACCGCTTGTACCACTTGAGCCGTCAGTACCTGAAGTACCACTTGACCCCGAAGTACCTGATGAACCAGATGAACCTGAACTTCCACTAGAACCTGAAGAACCTGAGGTACCTGATGAACCACTAGTTCCACTTGAGCCTGATGTTCCTGAAGAACCTGATGTACCTGATGTACCGCTTTGAGCTCCAACCGAGGTTATCACAAACGAATAATTAGTAGATCCTTCAGTATACCAGGTAACATCTCGGGTGCTAGTTCCTTGATCTACTACGTATATCTTAACGATCATTCGATCGGTTGAGTTAATTGTAGTTGTAGGTAAAGTTAAATCAGTTGTAACTTCTACTGGAATTGTCGGCGATACAAATCCAATTGCTGCTTGGTTTGTTGATATAATTGTCCCGTATCCAGTACCACTAGAATTAGCTAATTCGATTGTAACAAATGTATCAGTATTATCATTTGTATTATTCTTTTTAAAATGTAAATGGAATCTTTGTGTTCCACCCGGTATTACAGAAAATCCTAATTGTGGCGTTATAAATTGCTGTACTAGGACTGGTGTACTACCTGTTGTTGTTTTAAGAATAGATTGTTCAGCTGCACCGGTTGGATTAGCTGATAATTCTTTATATGTACCAATTCCGCTTGAAACTGATTCATTAAAATAATAAATTTGTCCGGAAGAAATCCCGTTTGCGCCGGAAGTTCCTGATGATCCTGATGTACCCGATGTACCTGATGTACCAGAAGATCCAGCAGATCCTGAGCTACCGCTTGATCCTGAAGTGCCTGATGAACCGCTTGAGCCAGATGTTCCTGAACTTCCAGAAGATCCGGATGTGCCTGAGCTACCAGAACTTCCTGAAGATCCACTAGATCCTGTGCTACCTGATGTTCCTGATGAACCTGATGTTCCAGAGGATCCCGAGCTTCCTGAAGATCCGCTAGATCCTGTGCTACCTGATGTTCCTGATGAACCTGATGTACCTGAGCTACCTGATGTTCCAGATGAACCTGATGTACCTGAGCTACCTGATGTTCCAGATGAACCTGATGTACCTGAGCTCCCTGATGTTCCAGATGAACCTGATGTACCTGAGCTACCAGAGCTTCCTGAAGATCCACTTGATCCTGTGCTACCAGATGTTCCTGAAGATCCACTAGATCCACTTGTTCCTGAAGAACCTGAGGTTCCTGATGAACCGCTAGAGCCACTACAAATTCCAAGTAACGCGATGTCTATATTAGGTCCTCCTGTCACAGAATCTCCCAATGCACAGAACGTTGCACTACCAGCAGGAGGTAGTACTATAGGTCCCTGGCTATTAAATTCACAATCTATATAAGAATACGTTTCAAACGAGCTAATTGAAGTATTTAATACGAAATAAGTTAAACACGATGATCCCGAAGTTCCAGAAGAACCGTTAACTCCTGATGTGCCAGAAGATCCATTTATTCCTGATGTTCCAGAAGATCCGTTTATTCCTGATGTTCCTGAAGATCCGTTTATTCCTGATGTTCCAGAAGATCCGCTCGTTCCTGATGTTCCTGAAGATCCATCAGATCCGCTTGTGCCAGAAGATCCATTTATTCCTGATGTTCCTGAAGATCCGTTTATTCCTGATGTTCCAGAAGATCCGCTCGTTCCTGATGTTCCTGAAGATCCATCAGATCCGCTTGTGCCAGAAGATCCATTTATTCCTGATGTTCCAGAAGATCCATTTATTCCTGATGTTCCTGAAGATCCGCTCGTTCCTGAGCTACCTGAAGTTCCAGCAGACCCACTCGTGCCAGATGAACCAGAACTACCTGAAGTTCCGCTTGTTCCTGAAGAACCGCTAGTACCACCACCTACTATTAAAGAAGCCTCTATGTATGTTCCACCATTAGCTGAATTTATTACTTGAGATGTTGGATTACCGGTGAATGCTGTTACTTCTACATAGTCAGTAGTTCCATTAAAGAAAATTATAGCATCTATCTCTTGAGCATATCCAGAGCCAGTAAGAATTTGTGTTTGATGGATAGCTATTTGAGTTGATCCATTTTTGCTAAATTGGATATTACTTTGGTTATTTGTAACAGCCCCTGGGTCCCACCAAACTTGAGCATTGACTATGTAATAACCTGAAATATTTGGTTGTATTCTATTAGAAGATAACCATCCATTTGGATCAAAATCATCAACGAATGTTACTATGGTATCTGTAGCATTTGGAATCGTTTGAGTAGATCCGCCTTTAACTCCTCTAACCACATAATTAGAAGCAACTAAGCCGGTAGGAGATGTTCCAGATGTTCCGGCTGTCCCAGAAGTACCTGAGCTGCCGCTTGTTCCTGAAGAACCGGACGTGCCGGTTGTTCCTGAAGTACCTGAGCTACCTGCCGAACCGGATGTTCCTGAGCTTCCTGAAGTTCCGGACGTACCAGTTGAGCCAGAAGTTCCTGATGTTCCAGCAGATCCAGATGTACCACTTGATCCAGATGAACCGGTTGATCCACTAGTTCCGGAAGAACCTGATGAACCGCTTGAGCCTGATGATCCACTACTTCCTGAACTACCTGAAGTACCAGCAGATCCTGATGTACCACTAGATCCAGAAATTCCAGACGAACCACTTGATCCTGATGAACCGCTAGTTCCCGATGCTCCTGCTGATCCAGAAAAACTAGCCACCCAAGATATTGTATATTCTTTTTGATCTGTAAGTGAACCATCTGCAACTATAATATTTAGCGCGTATTTAGCACTTGATGGAGTGCTCAAATCCGATGATATGTAATAAATACCTGAAACTGATGTATTATTTGGTTCAGTAATCTGTAATATAACGTCTAATCCAGAGGATATTAAACTACTTATTTCAGAAAGCCAATTAATACTATCTATTGAATTTGAGTTGTAGTGATCTAACTCAATATCAGTTATAAATTTAAGATTATTTTCAACGGAGCCAGCTCCATCAGTTGTTATAAAATAAGTAGGTACTAATATTGTTGAGTTATCCCAGTACCACCTAAGAGAATTTGAACCGTCATTTCCTGGAATTCCAATTACTCCTGAAGTACCTGATGATCCACTTGTTCCTGAAGATCCAGATGTTCCACTTGAGCCCGATGTTCCTGAAGAACCTGATGTTCCGCTTGAACCTGAACTTCCACTTGTGCCTGATGAACCACTTGAACCCGATGTACCTGATGTTCCCGATGTACCGCCAGTTCCGCTTGAACCTGACGTTCCGGAGGATCCTGATGTACCATTAGTTCCTCCGGATCCGCTTGTTTGCTTTAATACTAAGTTAGCGTCAGTGATTCCTCCTAAAAACCAATATTCAACAACTGGGTCGGTAGCGACCAATAAACCAACAGTTAAGCCTTCGTATCTGTATGATGCTAATAAGTACGTGGTCGCGGCCGTTTTAGCCGCAGCCAGATTTGCTCCAGAATATGGGCCGTATTTGGCGTCAGCTGGCCCGGTGGTCTTAGCTAGTATATTATCACTTAAATTAATTGCCATTTAATTTCTTGTTTCTTTTTATTTTTCTAGGTTATTATGCAATCGTAGCGGTTCCAAGAGTAGTCACTTTATTTGCTGGGTAAATTTTGTAATTAACGGTCCAGTATCCGTTTGGTGAAATAACGCTTAACGTAGTCGGAGCCGCAAACAAGTCAGTCGTTCCTCCAATATTTCCATTATTTAGCGCAGTTTCGTTCCAAGTCACTTTTGTTGAGTATCCGCTAAATATTGCAAACCACGGCCATTCGCCACTCGCATTAAATGCCATACTTAGAGAGGTTCCGCCATTATTAACGACTGCTGTATAACCTGAGCCCGACTGTATAATCGCTTGAATCTGTGCAGCAGTTTGCTGGGTGCTAGTCTTTCCGTAGAAATAAGGATAGTAACCAGTTAGAGTTACCGAAGTCGGCGCAAAGTTAGTGCTAGCCGACTGTGGCGCAGTCGTTGATCGAACCGCAAATGAACTAGGATCAGTCGTTCCTTTATTCGTCAATTTGGCCAAGCCTATTAAATAATCCCCAAGTCCAGAATAAGCGATTGTGCTACTCGTGCCGGATGATGGAGCTGGCACAGCTAATCCGCTATCCGTATATGCTAACGAATAGCTATAGTTTGGATTGTTTGGATCAGTGTATCCAAATTGACTTGCAATAGCCGTAGCGGATGAACTAGTTGGGCTTGAAGTAGTTGATAATGTGGTAGCCGTTGCACCATTTAACGATCGATTGATTGTCAAATTAGAATAAGCACCCGCATCATTCTTTGTTCCTGAAATAGTTAAAGCCGGGCTAATTGTACTGCCGACCTCCTGAATACCAGTAACGGTACTACTTAATGTTATCGTAGGAATCGTGTAAGTTGGCTCAACTGTCGGAAATAACAAATCGTCAAATAGAGAGACTATTGTTTTTCCAGATAAACCAGAAACAGTAGTTGCCGCTGGAATACCTCCAACTGCATTAGGCATAGCTAGAGCTGAATCTAGCTGAGTATTGTAAACTGCGTTTATGTCAGCTTGGCCAGAAGTTCCGCTTGATCCGGTAGCAATAAGTCCGCTCTGTAGGTTAAGTATAGTGGACGACGATACTGCGGAAGTTCCTTGAGAGTATACATTAACGGCTGAACCGGTTCCACTAGTTCCAGAAGAACCTGAAGTTCCAGAACCGGAAGTTCCAGAAGAACCTGAAGTTCCAGAACCGGAAGTTCCAGAAGAACCTGAAGTTCCAGAACCGGAAGTTCCAGAAGAACCTGAAGTTCCAGAACCGGAAGTTCCAGAAGAACCTGAAGTTCCAGAACCGGAAGTTCCAGAGCTTCCTGACGTGCCGGGTGTACCGGCTGATCCTGATGTACCCGATGATCCGCTTGTTCCTGAAGATCCAGATTCTCCTGAAGATCCGCTTGTTCCTGAAGATCCGCTTGTTCCTGAAGATCCAGATTCTCCTGAAGATCCGCTTGTTCCTGAAGATCCGCTTGTTCCTGAAGATCCGCTTGTTCCTGAAGATCCAGATTCTCCTGAAGATCCACTAGATCCTGAGCCACCTGATGTGCCTGAAGAACCAGAGCTTCCTGACGTGCCTGACGTTCCAGCTGAGCCGGACGTTCCAGAAGAACCAGCCGTTCCACTTGAGCCGCTTGTTCCAGAGCTTCCTGATGTTCCAGATGTTCCTGAAGTTCCAGATGAACCTGATGTTCCAGATGTTCCAGAGCTTCCTGAAGCTCCACTTGACCCTGAAGAACCTGAAGGTCCTGAAGATCCGCTTGAACCTGAAGTGCCTGATGTTCCATCCGATCCACTTATTCCAGAGGTTCCTGAACTTCCAGATATTCCACCGCTACCTGAACTACCAGTTTGTGGAGAATCATTCCATGAAAGATTTCCATTGGAGTCAATTACTAAAAATCGGGTCTTGGCATTATCTTGGGTGACTCCGCTGAGGTCGACTTGTTTTATTTTGATTTTATGAGACATTCAACTGGACTTGCATTTTTCTACTAAAGTTATTTATCAACCCTAAGCCTATAAATGAGCTAGCCTCTTTTTTCTTGAGTATATAAAATTGCTTCAACGTATTTAGCGGAAGCAGTATCAGGTTTAACAAAACTTAGATCTGCGGCAAATGGGCTTGAATCCCTAAAGTCGGCTTTATAGAATAGCTCAGTGGACCTGTCGCCAGTTACTCCAGCATTGTGCATAATATTACAACTCTCGTAATCTGAGATTGACGAAGTTCCCCAGCTAAAATCCAAGTCAGGAGTGACGATTGTTTGAGCTCCCATCTTCCATGCTCCCCAAAGAACTGACCACATGTCCGCACACCATTTTTGCACTGGATTATAGGTTTTTAATTCGTCGGCGGATAGAGTTTTACGTTCTTCATTTTCTCGATCCGACATGTATTTGTATAGTAATAAGGAGTCTTCCTTAACCTCTTGCCAAAAATCAGCAGTAACTCCTTTCATTAGATACTGTGCACCACCTGAGCCCTCCTCATTCTTCTCAACCGTCTCTGGTGGAATTTTTGATAAACTACATAGATCTAGAAAAAGATCCTCAGACTTGCTCTTTATGTAGTTAGCACCAATGTATGAGACCGTATCACTTAGGTACCAATACAAGTCGCTATGCATTGAATCAAAATCCGGAAGTTTTCTAAAGATAATATCTGAATCATGATAGAACACAGTTTCACCACGAAGTTCTGGGAATCGTCTAAAGTGTTGTTCTAAAATATCAGGTCTGAGAATTGGAATGTAACCGAAATTATCCTTTACTGTTTTTTCATAGAAAAAGAATCTAACGGTTGGATATTTAGTCGCAAGAGCAAGGCCCTCGTATGAGGGATTGCCTGAGTATGCCCAAAGAATTTCAATCCAATTTGGATTAATTCCAAGCTTAATAAAATTATTGATTAGTACTTCAACTTGCCAATGAAAGTACGGATGATCCGGTTGAGCGGACATGAAAATCGTCTTCTTAGTTAACATACTAAATTATACTAAGAAAAATGCCGGAGTTTAATCGTTTTTATGGAGCTGCAGTGGTCGTAGTCGTCGTAGGAGCTGCAGTGGTCGTAGTCGTCGTAGGAGCTGCAGTGGTCGTAGTCGTCGTAGGAGCGGCTGTTGTAGTCGTTGTTGTTGGTGCGGCAACCGTAACTGAGTAATTGCAGCCAAATAGACCAATTGTCCAGGTTCCATAAGGTGGCGATACTGATATTGGTCCAATTTCGGTAGTTGAGCCAAGGTCAGTAATTTGATAGCTTCCCTCAGGTGGTGTGTATGCAAAAGGAGTAGTTACGCTAACTTGATTTGGAGCAATAGGAGCCGTATTTACTGTGAAAGTTACTTGACCTGAATCAGCGAAATACGTGAAATTATATGGAGTACACGTTGTAGTACTTGTGGTAACCGCAGCAGTCGTGGTCGTTGTTGTAGCGGCAGTTGTTGTTGTAGTCGTGGTTGGAGCGATCGTTGTCGTAGTTGTTGTTACTCCATAGCTTGCACAGTTAATTTGAGTAATCACTTGATTATCATAGTCAAAATTATAACAGTATTCACAAATTCCACCATTTATTACAATTTTAAACTGAACGTTTTGAGTTATTCCAGTTACATTGTAACCATCAGGAGTTGAACCAGCAAAGACCAAGTTATTATCTACAGCCAGCTCGTAAGGAACTCCGGTAGGACCAAAAATTCCTACTCTTACGTGATCATAGTTTGCAATAACCATATCTATCGAAAATAGGCTACAATAATTTGTGGTAGTTGTGGTAGTCGCAGCCGCAGTCGTTGTGGTCGTCGTTGGCGCAACCGTTGTTGTAGTTGTAGTAGGGGAGGCTACCGTAGTAGTCGTCGTTGTTGGAGCGGAGGTCGTTGTGCTAGTAGTAGAGGTGCTAGTAGTCGTTGCGGCCGCAGTCGTTGTGGTGGTTGTTGCTCCAGCTACAACGTTAACTGAATATTCACAACCACTTAGTGTTGTGAATGTATAGGTTCCATATACCGAACTTATTCCAGCGTTCGCATATTCAGTATTAAGGCGATTGAATATCCATGATAGACTGATGTTTACTCCGTGTAGGGCAGTTAGATCATAACTTCCTCCAGCCGTTGGATAGAAAATTACCGTGTATGGACCGCTTGGTGTTCCAACAAAATTTACAATATTTGAATTTATCGAATTAGCGACGATTGAACCTGGCGAGCAGGTTGTTGTAGTCGTTGTCGGTGGAATGGTTGTGGTTAACACCGGAGTTAACGTTGTGGTTGAGGTGGTTGTGGTTAACACCAACGGAATCAAAAAGAAAGGACTAAATGAGGTTACTTGTGCGTATATCGTTCTAGTTGAATAGTTTTGAGCATAGGGTCCAACTAAAACAGTTTCATCAACGTAAATTCCGCCAACCTCATGAAATATTCTAACTGCATTGAATGTGGAAAGACTTATTGATTGTGGTAGTGTAAATCCTATTATTGCGCCAATTGCCAATGGCGTTGTAATATCGTAGGCTAACAAAGTATTGCTTAAGTAATAACCTGCAGGTAGGCTTGAGCCTGGTGGATTTACCGTAGGTACTGGAACTTGACACACAGTAATTGGTGAGCTTGCGTTAACTGCTGTATCTAAAACGATAGTTACTCCTTGTTGCGGAAACGGCAGTGTCGCATTACCGGTGGTCACTATATTAGTTAAGCAGCTAATGCCAGCTGCTCCACAATACGGATCAGCTGATGAATATACTAAGGTCACTAGGTCATTTGAATCAAGTCCATAACCAGCAACTGAGGTATTCCAATAAAGTTCGTCGGTTGAATCTACTAATCCATAATTAGAAGCAGTTACTCCATTGTCCTTGCTAAAGTAGGCTGGAGCGGAATCATCTCCATTTCCAACTATTATTTGTTGGCCATTCACAAAAAGTAGGTATTCGCTAGTCGATAATGGAGCAGGCATTGGTAATAGCCCATCCGACACCAGAGCACCGTCTCCAGTAATAACGTTTGGAACAGCAGATCGTGTGATTGCTGCTCTACAGGCACCACCGCCTCCACCTGAAAGTAAAGTCCAACCGGTTGAAACTAAGTATCCGTAAAATCCTTCAACTCTACCGCTTTGAGATGTGATGTAAACGATTTCTCCAGGAATTCCAGTTGGAGGTAGAACTCCGTAAACCTTTAGTCTTAATCTTTTTCCCTCTAGTACATCCTCAACGACAACGTTCTTGGCAGTGACTGCTCCAGTCGGATACATCTTTATCACTTCCGGATAAATTCCGCCGGCCTGTTGAGCGCCGTACACGGTTAAACCCTGTCTAAGTTTAATCGTGTCCGCCGTAATTCCATGAATGTCAACGGTCACGCCAGTGGTCTGGTCGTAGTTTATTGAAGTTAAAAATTCATCAAGTGCTGTCTTTAATGTGTTAAAATTAAGATTAGACAGGTCTACTACTGAGCTTAAGCTCGTCCCGTTGATTGATTTTATACTTGAAATTTTTACTTTTACTGACATGCAGGTTTACTATGTTTGGGCTTTTAGTTATTTATCAACTTTGAGTACCCCATCATTATTTTAGGAGTCTCTTACTGCCCTTTGCGGTGCCGGCAATAATCTCTGTTTTATTATCAACTTCTGAGTCTAGCGCAATTACGCCAGATCTCACAATGCACTCATTTAGATCAGCATAAATGATACTATCTGGAGAACAGTTAATGTAACTTAAATCAATTCGGTTTGCGCCACCTCTCTCAAATAGACAATCGTCTAGATGAGAATATCGGATATCATTATTGGTTAGGATTCGACACTCTGCGATTCTAGAAGATCTAACTTTACAGCTATGTAACATGCAATGAGACAGCTCAGCCTCAATTGAACAATTAATAAAATCTAAATCATGTAGCGAGAATCCCTCCTTAATGATTGAGTCCTTGACCTGCACTCTTTTTGAGTCAGTATCGTAATTCAATTTGCCCTTTTTCATTTTACCAAAGGTTATTAGGTCAAATAGACTTTCTCTTAAGTTATTGTAGTTGGACTCAACTATTCTAGGATCGTCCTTTAGGTCAATGTAAAGCTCAATATCTGGAAAATTCTTTATGAAATTTTCATAAGTTTTTAGGGCCAACGTATTGTGCCTTTGTAGCTTAATAACGTCATTGATCTTTTTCTGGTCTTCGATTGAATAGGCGGTATTTGAGGTTAGGGTCTCATATAACTTCTCAGACATGTAATTTATTAGATTCGTTGCATCAGCTCTACGCGTTTGGTATTCAGGTCCACCTGCATACCTAATCTCAAGATAACCCTCTCTTAACTTTTCAAAGTTTAGGCCAAAGTACTTAGATTGAGGAAAGGCAAAGTCCATTGGATTTCCAGGTTTTGCATAAGGTAATGCGTTCTCGGAAACGAATTTATCTTTTGGATAGATGTTACTAACCGAGTTTTTATAAATTCTCTGAATTCTAGATTTTGCAGAAGGCCACATTTCAAATATCTTTTCCTCGTTAAGAGAAAGGATACACTTGAAAACATTTAGATTCTCAAGTCTTTCAGTTAGGCCCATATCAAATTCATTAAATGACAAGTTAATGTGAAGTCCTGTACGGTCGGTTGTGAATCCATTCTCATCGATAAAATTCATCACCTTGTACATGATATGAATTGCTTCAGAATAGGGCATTACTCCAGTTACAAGTTCATTCATTTTAAATCCACCTGAAAAGTCAGCTTCAAGTTTGAATTGGTCTCTTGACACTGGCAGGTCTGATCGATATTCGTCAGTCCATGCGATATCCTTATTGAGTGCAGTTTTTAATTTCTCTGCAAGCTCCTCTCGTGGAATCGGCGAAAAGAATTCGAACTCGAATCCTAAGTTAACATTGTCGAAGATTTTTGATTTGGTTAAGTCTTTGTACATAATATTATAAGTTTATTGCAATGAATGGTAAGTTTAATCTTGGTCTAGCATTGTCAATTATTTCAAGCAGAGATTCGTCTCTAACAAAGAGTTGACTCACTATGAATTCATGATCCTCTTCCTGAACCATTGTGTTGAATAGTCGTATATTTGCAATTGAGTAATTGGCACTAGGTAGGGTCCAATTTTCGGTTGTCTCAAAAGAAAATTGACCAGTCTTCACTGAATTTGAATAGACGCTAATTAGCCTATTAAAGTTTTTTACATTTGCTGGATCTTGCCCAAATGAATAAAAATTGACTTCAAGTTGGCCGTATTGAGCGGACACTGGAATTATTACTGAATACCACTTATCATAATTTAGAGTTCCGACCGGAAATGCGCGATTGGTTCCGTTGATATTAACATAAGTAGTCACAGTTGCAGTTAATCCGTCAATATCAACTAGATTACAGGTAATTGTCATTCCCTTTTCTTGAAAATTATCGAATCCATCGATTAACTTTATTGATTGGGTGCCTTTGTTAAATTTGACTAGCGCACTAAAAGTCATGTTTGGAGTATTAACAGTCGATGCAACTGCTTTATAAACTACCGCATTCTCTGACTGCTTGAATTGAAAAACTCCAGCCGAAAATTCGGTAATGTCTCTACGCTCGCTTGGGTTAAGTCCTAAATTCTTGTAACCTTCAACCGCCACATATTTTCCAGTAGCTGAGTTATAGGAAGCCTTAGGCCCATTCATTTTAATTGGTAAAAGTTTGCCCGAACTACTTACGGTAGAGTCTCCTGTATTTAGCCTTCGCGCTGTCCAGGCTTCGTAAATTTTGCTATCTTGGTAAGCATATATTGTGTAAGGTTGACTAGGCGTAAGCTCTTGGTCAGAAGTAGTCCCATCCGATACTGCGGTATAGCTAACAATCGAGGGTTTAACTCCACTCATATCATAGTAATACTCAATCAAAGGTGCATAGTTGAAAGTATAGTCTAAAATCTTATTGCTTAAGTCCGGATGAATTGATCGGCGAGTCTCATCGAATTTATGAGATATCGTCTTGTATTGTTTCTTGTCAAGAGCGTCCTTTGTTTGGACCTCTGCCGGTTTACCGAATAGTTCATCGCTTGTCATGATGATGTTGTCTAGGAATCTGCGATCCTCAGTTTTCATTAACATGTCAATGTTTGGACTGAATTTAGTTAATTGTATTTTCCAGTAGAGAGGTTCCATCATGAATCCCCTAAATAGATAAGATCCTTGAATCTCATACATTCTATTGGTTAACGGAAAGTACATGTAATCTCTTTTGCGAGGCTGAGTATCCGGTCCAAATATTGACTGAAAGTATATGTGATCTATATGAATCTCAAATGGAATTTCAAAATCAACTCCAAACTCCGTAAAGTTAGGCTTGTTATCTGGAAAAGTATTATTGGGTACGACGACCTTAACGCATTTGCGATCAGTTGTTTTGAAAAGAGTCCATTCCTTAAATATGAAATCTCCACCGTCTCTATCCGGCTCAGTTTTAAAGTAGACGACTTCATGTCCAAATAGCTTATTGGTTTGTAGGCTAAGTTCCTTTGCGATACCGATTGCGGTACCAACCTCATACGGCTTGAAACTTGCCTCTCTTTCAGCAATAATTGCTGGACATCTTTCGGTTGAACAATAAACGGTTGGCGTGAATAGTGATTCAGCAACGTAAGTACTGCTTATGCGAAATTTAACAGAATTGACAGTTAGGGGTGTTGTAATTTGATTATAAGTAGTATCATCATACTCGTACTTTACTTCTAAAAAGACCGGTGCATCTCCGAAAGTTAGAACAGAAAGTTCGCTTAGATCAGCTGGTGAGAATGGATACCATAGTGACCAATTTCCACGGTCAGAAGAGTATCTCATTTTACGAATGATATTTGATGAACTTGCACTACCTAGGTCAAGGTCTTCGTCAAAGCCAACGATATTGAGTGCACCAGGTACAGGTTCTCCAGTAGAAAAAATTCTGTAATTCTTACTGTAGGTGATGGTGTTTTTCGGAGGCTCCGGAATTACCTTGTAGGTGATTACTTGCATTAATAAATCCTTTTTGTTATTTATCGCAGCAGATTCAGGTTTTAGCCGTCAAATAAATAATAAGAAAATCGGGGTATCAATGAAACCTTTAAACCCCAAGCTTGTGCTAGACCCAATGTGGCTTTGTCAAGCGAATTTTGTTGACCTAGAGTATTACACGTACATTCTCTTGGACGCGAAGCAGAAGTATCTCACTAACTTAGATAGTGACTTTTCCAACTTTTACGAAATAGTTTTCCATTACCTAAATTTAAACACGGTAATAGCTGATAAAAAGGTGTACGATTCACATTTGAATGTGGTTAGGTCACACGAAAAGTTAATGGAAATAGTAACTCAATTGGCCCAGTCGGATGACTCTAATGGGAAGAATATCGTTAAGGCATGCTCGTCAATCCTGTCTGAGGTAATGGAGTCTTATCTAAAGAAACAGATTCCTGTGTTAGAACATATTCACTTTCATCTAAATAACAATCAAATACACAAGCAAGATGTGATCTATATTGTTAGTAAGTCCACTAAATTGGACAGATATGAAGTTTACCGATTAAATCTAAAAAGCAAATGCAATCTAGGTTACTCAATCACACGAAAAGCAGTATTGGATTTACCGGGTCTAAAGAATTCAGAGTTTAAGGCCAGGCTGCTTGAGGCAAAGCCTAATTTAAAAGATTTTAATCCTGACCAGAACGTGATAGTTGTTTCAGGCACTGATCATGTTGTGCTATCTGATGGAATTTGTCTTGCAAAGGACATTATTTTGGTCAATCGCATCATGAAACCAGTCCATGGATTTGATGCTAATGTTCTACTGGATTACAGCCGAATGCTTGAAAAAAAGAAGGCTATTCCCTTTAAATTAAAGGCTTAATTGGCAGTTTCGTACGTAAAGTGGCACTGAAACCTGATAAGCTTGTCCTGATAATTGCTGTCCGCTGGAGCCGATGTTGGAACCCACGCTTCGTATATGCAATCAAAGGCGGTAACTGGACTTAATTTACTTGTACCGGCATTACGACTAGCGAAGCCTGAATTACTAAACGCATCCACTCCTTTAACATCTCTTTCGCCAAAGAATAGTGCAGCTGGGGAATAGCTTGATGAACCGCTGAGTAATCTGGTCTGAACCTTGCCGAGTCTAATTTCGGACTTTCCAGTTGGGTTGATTGGTAACGCATTGGCCGTTAGGCCTACAGCGCCAGAGGTTGAAACGTCTCCGCCGGTTGCCACACCAGCAGTATAAGTTAGGGGATTCTGATATAATGCTGGATACTGTATGACTGGATAGGTTGGGCTGGACCCAAAAGACGGATTCACATTATTGTCTATTTGTAGATTAAAACTACCGGCGAGCACAGTGTCGCTAAGACGATCTTCCATTCCGGTGGGTAGTATCGCACCCACTGAACCTGCAGTCGGCTCAAGGTGTGTTCCAAACGGTAGAGTAAGCCCTATTGCACAGCTATCGAGCCAAGTCCCATTTGTAGCATATAAGAAATCACAACGACTTGCATTTGAACCGGCAGTATATACTGAAGTCGGTGTGGTGGCTGCGAATGTTCCAGTATAAGTTGTTGTTATCCAGTTAAATGTAGGGCTAATCGTGAAATTTACCCAACATGTCACCTTTTTTCCAATCTTAACGTATTGTGCGTATTCAACTGTGATTGGAATATCGCGGTATGTATAACTTGACCCTGATCCAATAGGTCCGTATAGTCCAACTTCTTCAACCAGACCGCCTGTTGTGTAATATGCTCTAGCTGGATTAGCATAACTAGCTAAGTCACCTGACGTAGTGGTCATAAGTCTCTTAAATGATGGGTTTGAGTTTGCTAGATTTTGTAGGGCTCCACCGTAAAGTGTTGGAGTCCATGTGCCTTCTTCATAATCATCGAGCGTATTTGAATCAGCCGATGCAACTTGAGTTACTGGGAATGGCAGACCTTGTGCGAGGCGATTCTCTTTTACGACGACTGCATTGTTTAGTGAAATTGTTGCAGTTGCATTTTGAGTTTCAAGTTTAAGATCACCATTGACGGTTGTTATTTTCCAGGTTGTTCCAACTCCTCCGGTGTAATCGATCTCGTTTGTTTTTAGGGTTGAGCTACCTATTACGATATTCCTATTGAAATTGAATGTCACTCCACTTGGCGCATCGAAATCAATTGAGTTATTATTCGCTGGATTAAATCCTATTCCAAAGTAATTAACGGCTAAACCTGCTCCAAAGCTTGCACCTCTCTTAAAGAATAAACCGTCAACCGACACGCCGGCAGCAAATGCGGTAGCCTCGGTGTTTTCTATTATATGCTCGTTCGTCAATTTCATTTCAACTGTTCGGCCAACTGATTGCGAAGTACCGGCCTTGTTGATTAACCATCGGTGCTCGCTGTTTCTTCGAGGTGAGAATGACTCAGCGACCTCACTTCCGCTTGAGGAAAGATCGTATTCAGCTCGGAGCATATAGTCTCCAGGATTGGCAGTAGTTCCACCACTGATTGTGAAACCTCCTAATCGGTATTTTCGAATTCTTAAGTTTTCAAAGCTTGGACTAATCAAGAAGCTTTGAGAAGTAATTCCAGTATATGCAGTTGATAGAGTGTCTACTGAACCTAGTTCAATTTGACCTCTGTAACCCTTTGAGTTTGGATCAGTTTCAAATTCTTTTGCGGCAGACGCCGTGCTGTTAAAGAAAGAGTAAACCGATAAATT